CCAGGATCTGCGCTTCCTCGTAGGGCAACTTCTTCAGGATGTCTTCATCGATCTTGGCCTTGCCGCTCTCGGTGAACTCCTTAGGCTCCCAACCGTACTTGAGCTTCAGGCGTTGGGCGATCTGATCGCGGCTCCCTGGGTTGAACTCGAGGACCTTGGGCTTCAGGGGCTTCCCTGTCTTCTCAGAGACCCTCTCGATCACCAAGGGAGGGAAGGTCGCCATCATCTTTGCGCGGATGGCGTCCCGCTCTTGGGCCAGCTTCGCGTACAAGGACACCGCAGCTTCAACATTAAAGGGCCACCCGCTGCGGGTCATCATGGAGCAGTAGTGGCGTGCTTTGTGCTCCATCTCTACCGCAAGGTCGGAGTACTCGAGCTTCATGAGGTGGTCATACAGAGCCTCCGTCACATCTACGTCGAGTTCACAATACGCCCCCATTTCGGGGCTGTACTCCTTCCACTCGAGGCCCTCGGGGTAGTTCTCCTTGCCCCATGCCGCAATCCACTTCGCCTTGTCCTCGTCGGTGAGCTTGGCGAACTTCTTCGGCTCGTCGTGTGCGAGTTCTTCCGAATAGTCATGCCACGCCGATGGGCCGAAGTCGTCGATCCACTTCTGCTTGAAGTCGTCTGCGTATTCGCCCTTCAAAAGTCCAAGCCGCATCCCCCACGCCTCAAGGGCGTGAGAACCAATGCGCTTGCTCGGTAGCTTCCCCGCTTTGATGAAAGCCCCGTCCCGGTTGAACATGTCGCTGAAGAAAAGGCGTGAGAGGACAAGGGTGTCCACTACGTTAGCAAGCGGCACTTGGAACCACGGGAAGAACTTGGTGATGAGGGGTAGGTCGTAGTCGATCACATTGTGCCCGACCACCTTGCCTTCCTCGCCCAGCTTCATCAGCAGGCGAACGCCTTCTTTGATGTTCCCCGCAGCGGTCGTGAAGAGTTTCCTCTTCGCGAGTTCGCGGCACTTGAGCGAGAGGCAGTGAATCTGTGTTGCATTATTCAAGAAGCCGTCTGCTTCAAGGTCAAAGAAAGTCGTTCGCATTGCAGTCCTAAATGTTAATGGCGAGCAAATTCACCGTGTAGTTTCTCTCTGGCACTCTGTACTGCTGCCGCAGCCTCCTCAGCCGTATCAACCGTCCCTGTCAGCAGTGTGCGTCCTACATACACTCGCCAGCGCCAGCGGCCGCTTCTGACCTTGCTGATGCCTTTGATGCCGGAGGTAGAGCTAGACTTGGCCTTACTGTTGAATGCGTTTTGAGCGGATGTTGCCGGGCGAATGTTGTGGAACCCGTTACAGTCCGTAGCTCCATTAACATGGTCCAGCAGGGGAGGTGGGGTTTCTCCTGTGACCCACATCCACGCCAGGCGATGCGCCCCATATACTTCCCCGTCGATCTTTATCTGCCTGTGTCCCCAGGTGTCAATGGATCCGGCAATGGTCCCAGCCTTTGCAGACCCGCCTCGCCACATCTTCCAGTAGAACCTGCCGGTGACCACCTCGTAATGCAGGAGGTCCCGCAGACGTTCGACGGTCAGTTCGGTCATGTCAGGCCTCGAGGCGGTTCTTGAGGATTGCGAGTAGGGCTACCTGCGCCGCACGGTCCAACTCGATGACGACCGTGTCGCAATACTCTTCCTGGATCAGATACAGGTACGGGTCCTCGTTGACGAACTTGCCGATCTGGAGGTTCTCGTCCTGGTACAGGGTGACCTGGTTGGGACAGTCTTGCGTGGTGATCTGGTTAAAAGCCATGTCAGCCCTCGAAGCGCTCGATAAGGAGCAGGTAAAGTTGGTACTGCGTGGGGACGTCAAGTACCACAAGGTCCCACTCGTCATCGTCAGTAGGGTCGTTTTGGTAGATCGCGAGCGCTGAGGCGTCCACGCAGCCGGGGACTACCCGAGTAAGTGCAGGCCCTGCAGCCGTATCGGCGTGCATTAGGACCAAGGGTTGTTGGGGTTCAAAATCCATATGCTTCCTCGGGGGTAGATTCGGGGGCGAAGGCCTCCGTATCGAAGAGGAGACCTGTCGTGGTGTCGTATCCCAGGGGCAGGGTCTTACCCGTTGCCTGGCCGGTGTTGCGATCCTTGATGACGCGGAACGTGGTGATGCGACTCTCCTCGTCCTCTCCTTGCGTATTTCGTTCAAGGCCGAACATAAAATGACTCCACATCCCGATGGCGTTGGAGCCTCGGAACTGCGTCTGCTTCACTCGACCGCCTTCCTCGTGCGGAGGGCCGTCCTTGGGACGCGTCAAGTGGGAGATGAAGTGGAGGTAAATCTTCAGCTCGAGTGCGAGTGCCGCAAGCTCGGCCATGATCTGGTCCAGGCCGCGTCGCTCGTCCTCTACGTTCGCTGCTAGCGCAGTCAGGTGATCCAGGTAGATCGACTTGCAGCCGAGGCCGTGGACCATGTAGCGGATCTTCGCCTTGACCACTTCCCAGTCGGCAGCGCCGAACGAGTCATAGAGGTGCAGGCGGTCACCCTCCGAGATAACCTCGAGAGCGGCCCTACGTTCCTCCACAGTGGCCTTGCGGGGTACGTGGAGCACCTTACCTACCGCCTTGCCTGCGATCCGCCTGGCGGTCTCTTTAATCGGCTGCTCGAGGTAGATCACGCCGACGTTCAGCTTCAGCTTCAGGAGGTCGAATGCGATCCCTTGGGTGAACCAGTCCGTCTTGCCGATCCCAGTCCCCGCCCCGAAGGCATAGCACTCACCCTCGCGGCGACCGTACGTCAGCTTCGTGAGCCGGTCGTCCCACCACGGTGCACCATCGGGGATGTCCGCAGCCGCATCCGCAGCCACTTCGCTGATCGACTTGATACCATCGGGCCTATAAGCCTTGGCGTTCCAGATAGCCTGGATCACTTCGGCACCTTGGCCCTCCGCGAGACACTTGTTGGCGTCCTTGTGGGGCAGGGAGGCGATCTTCGCCTTGCCAGGGCCGAACATCTCCGCAACTTCCTTCGCTGCGGTCTGGCCCGGCTCGTCCATGTCAAACATCAGGATGATTTCGTCGAACTGCTGGAAGAAGTCCATCTGACGTGCGATGTCTTTCTTTGCTGCCTTCGCGCCATTGGGCACGGAGACCACGGGCCACTTGTTGCCCTGTAGTTGGGAGACCGTCAGGCAGTCGATTTCGCCCTCGGTCACCACCAGCTTCTTGCCCTTAGACCAGAGGTTCTGGCCGAACATGGGCGGGTGCTTGGCGTCCCCGAGGAACTTGAAGTCCTTGCTGGAGTCTCGGGTCTTTACTGCCACTACTTGGTTATCACGAAGGTACGGGTACATGTGGACCGTCTGGTCCCCTAATGCCCCTACGCGGACACCGAAGAACCGGCAGGTATCTTCGTTGATCCCACGGGCACGAAGCCCGCTTACGTCCGCTCTGGCATAGAAGTCCAGGTTGTCTGCCACTTTCTTCCTTCCTATCGTTAATGTTTCGCCATCCCCGCGCTCGAAGTGGCCACACGAAAAGCAGTGGGAGTGCCCATCGGAGTACAGAGCATTGGCATCGCTCGAGCCGCACTCGTCGCACGGCCCCTTGCGGATCAGTGTGGATTCTTCGTGGTTCATCGGTTAGGGAAGAGCTTCTCTTTCAGGGTGGGTTTCGCTTGCACGAACCAGCGGGCCTCGAGGCCGCACAGGGTCGCGTCTTTCCTACGGTCTGCGGGGTCTCCAGAGATGCCTATTTCCCGTCCTGAGACCGGGTCGCATAGTTGGGGTCCAGGAGTGAAGTAGCAGGTCTTCCAGCCGCCTATGTACACGCCCATGGAAGGCACGCTCACTGGGTCGAAGGAGTCGAAGTGCTTGCAGTCCTTGCAGAACTTCATGTCAGTCGAGGTTCCAGGGTGTCTGGATGCCTGCTTCGTCGAGTTCGTCTTCGAGTTCCCAGAGGACCTGAGCTTCGAAGACCGACAGGTTGAGTGCTACGCGCACTTCCGGCTTGTACGTGTCCAGCAGGATCCCCCGCAGGACGACTGCGGTGTCCAGGGGCATCGTGGCTTTCACGTTGCCGTTCTTGGTGTGTTTGACTTTCATTGCTTTTCCTTGGCGTTCAGGGCCTCGACTATTGCCTCCGCAGCCTCGCGGCGGAAGCATGTGGTCAACTTCTTGTCTAGCTCGTCGACGACTGCGTAGTCATTGCAGCAGCAGGTCTCGGGATGGCAGCGACAGTGGTTGATGACTACGCGGTACGGCATCAGAACTTCTCCGGGGTCCCAAGCACGTACCGGCAGTAACGCTGGCCGGTCACCGGGTGCTTGCGCAGGCTCGAGTGGATGTTGTAGCCGTGGTCGCGCAGTTCCGTGACGCGGCGGGTGAGGGACTGAATGCTGTGGTCCATAATGGCCTCGCGCTGGGTGATCGAACCTGCAGTGCGCAGGTGTTTGAGCAGTTGCTGGGTCTGGGTCATTTACTCTCTCTCTTTGGTTCTGCTAACCATTCGAGCGGTATCAATTTATCCGCGTACGGGTAGCCGTTCTTAATGCACCAGGATGCGTAGGTGGATTTGGAACCCTTGTACAACGGGCTGGAACTTCGGGTAAAGACGAAGCGTACGTCGAGGTGCGGGTGGGCCTTCTTGACTGCTAGGTGCTTGCTGCGGTCCTCGGATGTGAAAAGGCCCTTTCCCTCCACGATGATCCCGTTGGGGAGTTGAAAGTCTGGGCGGTACTCGTGCTCGATCTGGTACTTCAGACGGAGCTTCTCGTACTCGTACTCGACAGCCAACTCCTCAAGTTGCGCAGCGATCTTGTCTTCCAGACCACTGCGCAGCTTCGCCTTCACCTTGACCACCTGATTCTTCTTGGAGAACCAGTTGGCCTTTGCGGCTCGGGCACGGATCTTCATCAGAAGTCGACCGGGCCTTCCGACTGCTCGCCGGATTCGTCGCTCGAGTCGCTGTCGTTGAAGTTCGCCGGTTCCGAATTGTCGGCCACGTAGCCGTCATCGTCGCCTACCGACTCGTCACCGAAGCCACCACCACCGCCCTCGACGAGCTTGATGATCTGGACGTCGTTCAGGTAGGCCGTAACGCCACCACCGAAGCCCTCGTAGCTCGAGAAGGCACCCTTGACCTTGATGGTCGAGCCAGCGATGCGCTGCAGGCCTTCCGTGTTGCGGATCGGGTTCCCTTTCGCATCAAAGAGCTTCGGCTTCTTCTTGCTCTTGAACGTGAAGGTGACCGTGTCGTCATCGTTCTCGACGAACGGCATCTTGATACCTTCCGGCATCACGACCTTCCTGGTCTTCTTGTCGAGCACCGCCAGTTCGTTGGCTTCTTCACGCGCCAGGTCCATGAGGGACTCGGCTTGCGCTGCCGGGATGGTGATGCTCGTCTTGTACTTGCCCTCGGCATCGAACTTGGTGTCCGGAGTGACGAGGTTGGAATAGCCTGCAGCGCCCTTCGGCGTCGTGAAGTTTTTCATGAAGTGTGGTTCTCAGTCGTTGAAGTAGGGGTCTTGCGGGACGAAGGCGTTGTAGCCCTCGAGGGTGTTGAGGTCGTAGCCAATCGACATGAATCCGACTGCTACATCGAGCGGCATCGGGTCATCCATGCCGAACTGGTCTGCGTCCATCGTGTGTGTCCTGTCAGTGCTTGGCGGCTTCGATGCAGAAGGCCGTGTGCTGGCGGTCGGTGCCCGAGAAGGCGCACTCAACAGCAGCGGGGTTAGCGGCCTTTGCCACCACAGAGGTCTCGAGGTAGTTCTGGTGAGCCGTGCAACTGGCTACCGACACTACGAGGGTGCAGAACGCTGTCGCTAGGCAGCGGAGGAGGGTGTTGTCGTTATCCATCGTGTTATCCGTTAAAGGTTGTACAACATAGTGTTGTACAGAAAAAAGGGGAAGAGGCTTTCTTAGGATGGTGTCGATTAAATCAACCGGGCCGAATCCAGTGGGGCCTTTCTTAGGATGGTGTCGATTAAATACAAAAAGGCCCCGTAGGGCCCTGTGTGCTGTCGTGTTGTACAACCGGATCACGCAAAAGCGTAGGCCGATCTCTTTACGTCGTCGAGGTTCAGCGTGCCTTTCTCAGGGATCCCGAGCTTCCCCAGGTCCTGCATGGACTTCTGGAGCTTCTTCATCACGTCCGCAGACTCGCAGGCGGTGACCAGCTCCATCAGGTCCTCGACCGCGTTCGACAATACCTCGTTGAGCGGCTCGTTGTGCTCGTACAGTTCGACGAACGCTTCACGGATCAGTGCGTTGAACTTCGGCATCTGATTGGGCAGGGCAGCGAAGCTATCGTGGATCAGCAGGAAGTCGTTGATGTCGTTGTCGACCGCCTTGAGCACCACGGCCATCAGGTGAGCCGAGTCCAGCGAGTGGACGAAGTTCGGGGCGATGGAGTTGCGCTGCTTGTGCTCGAGCAGTTCCTTGGACATCCCCACGGTGATCTTGGGGGTGTACGTGGTCGGCACGGACAAAGCACGGTTCCACAGCGTCGTTTGCACGCGCTTCGTGTTCGGCTTGTAGTAGGCGTTCTCCACGGGGAGACCCAGGGGAGTGATCCAGCGAACCGGCAGGTTGTGACGCGCCAGGATGCCCGCAACCTTCTGCAGCCATTCCATCGCATCAGCAGCAGCCTTCACGGTCTCCTTCACCGCGAACATGATGTGCGCAGCGAGGTAGTGCGCAGCCGGGACTTGCGTGGCCCACTCGGTGCCGAAGATCTCACGGCCCTTGCCTTCCACGTCTATGATGTCCTCGACAAGCTGGTCCGCGAAGCCCTTCTGCTTGCTCCCATAAACAAAAGTCATGGTCGCACGCTTGGCCACCTTGCGGTCGATGCCGTAGGCGATCCACTTCTGGGCGAACTCGGCCTTCTCCGGATCCGTGAGGTCAGCCTGGACCAGCGGCAGCACGATGGAGGCCACCTTGCGGTAGACGTCCTGCGGCAGTTCCGAGGGCAACAGGTTCACGTACGAGCCACCTTCCGGATCCCGAAGGAGCGCCGAGAAGTGCTGCAGGCCCGAGCACGAACCGTCGACCGCGACCGGGATATGGCAGACGTAGCCCGTGGGGTCGTTGAAGTACCCCTGGAGCGCCAGGCAGGCAGCCAGGAAGCAGAACGGGCTGTCGGCACCCTTCCAGAGTTCCAGGGAGGCGATAGGGTCCTCAGCGATGGCGCGGACCATCCACAGGTTCGCATCGGTCCACTGAACGCGGGCATCGTGGGCCATCTTGTCGACAGCTACACCATCCACCTTGAATGCACCCGTGGTGGCCACATGCCACTTGAGCCAGTAGACGCCGTCCGCGTTCAGCACCTCACCGCGAGCCAGTTCGTACAGGCCCTTGGCGAAGTCCGCACGCTGGTGGTTGAAGCCAGGCTTGGCATACACGCGACCACGCCAGTCCAGAACATGCGGCTGGAAGAAGGCGGTGCCCACGTAGTTCTTCGCCTCAGCAATCACCGCACGGATGGCGTTGCGCTTCGCACGGACAGCGCTGTTGTCCTTCAGGCGCTTGGAGACTTCCTTGCCTTCCATGCCGTGGTCCTTCGGGATCGCCAGGGGGAGACCAGGGACCTTGCCGACCGCGATGCCCGAGGCAAAGCAGTGTTCAAGGGTCTCGAGGACCTTCTGGTTGATCATGAGGGGCACGTCCTGGACTGCGTTCAAGGCACGGATGAAGGGCGCGTTGGCCTTCGCGGCTGCGTCGACCAGGCTTCGCTGCTTGCGGTTCGGGGTGACCATCAACTGCACCGTGCGGGCAACCCGCTGGTCGTTGTAGGCTCCCGTGTTGAAGTCCGTCCACGGGTTCGGGCGGGTGACCATGGGTTGGTAGACCGGGTGCATCCACTGCTGGATCTCGGCCATGCTGTCCATCTCAGACTGCGCCGACTCGGTGAACTGGAGGATCGACGAGCCTTCTGCCGAGTTGCCCTCGACCGTGTCGAACATGTCCAGCACCGGCAGGATGATGTTGATGATGCCCATGCCAACCTTGATCAGGTCGTCGTGGTTCTCCCACACATCCGCAGCGGCCAGGATCTGCTCACCCTTCTGCTTACCGGCACGCGCCGAGGTGACCTTGCGACCGACCAGCTTCTTCAGTTCGGCGTTGTTCGTCGCCTTGGCCTGCTCCGCGAGCTTCTGCACGGCCATCTCGGCCTCGCACTCGAAGCCCAGGGCCTGCGCCGAGGTGACGATGGGGTACACGTTCGCGGCACCATTGAAGATCAGCTTCAGGGCCATCGCCGCCAGGAGGTCATGGTCGATGGACTTGAGCGCCGCAGCGTGCGGAGCAGGGCGACCACGGCCCTTGGCAGCCTCGGCAGCCGCAGCGAGACCGATGGCAACCACGGACTTCTGGAATGCTTGGGCGAACAGTTTGCCTTGAGGGCGGCTGATGTCACCGTCACGCAGAGCACGCTCGTTCTGGTCGGCGTAGCGTTGCTGGCCGCGCTCGATCATCGACGCTTCGAGATCAGCCTGGCGGGCGTAGTTCAGGTCGAGGTCTTGCAGGTTCATGAGGTGCTCCGTGTGGTTGCGCTGAAAGAGATGACAATATAGCGCATCGGTATGAGTTATGCAACACGAGGTTGTACAAAAAGAGACACAAGGGCCTCAGCGCCCCCTGTCGTAGGATGGTGTCGAGTTATTGCAACCCCCTTGTTTTTCCTAAGGAATTCTTGGAGAACATCCAAAGTGAATTAGTCGACACCATCCTAAGAAGGCCCCCTCAGGGGAGACCACAGAACCATTTGGGACCCCTTGGAACCCCTTCGGGGGAGACCAGATTGAATTAGTCGCCACCATCCTAAGAAGACCCCAGTTATGGGGGTAGGGGGTCCTTAGAGACCCTAAGTATCCTAAGGTTATTCTTAGGACCATAGAACCTGAGAGTTGTTTTTCATATGATTGTTGTTCTAGGTATCCCTCGGTGTTCCTTGGGTACCTTTGGATCACCACGAGAGTCCCCAGGACCCTATACACACCGAGGCGACACAGCGCCTAGAGCAGACCCATACAAGGTCACCTCGGACACTAAGGGACTCCCGTGGTGACCTTTTTCCTGTGTTACATCGTACAACACAGCACAGTGTCGTACACCGTAAATCACCTGTCCGTAACTGGGCGGTACCCTGAAGTGCGGTGGAGAAGTCCCTCGGGAATAACGAGGGCAGAGTGGTGGCTGCAGCGTGACGACACGGGCACCTTCATCACGCATCGGGTGGAAGCCCCGAACCACTTCAGTTTCCTCTACAGAATCTTCAGTAGATACCGTAAACTCCTGGTACACCACGGAACACCAAAGGTCACTGGGGAGACCAACATGCACTTCATCATCGGCTTCGTTCTACTCGTCCTGGCCTTCGGGTTGTTCCCGAGGGTAGCCCTGGCCTTCACGGTCCTGGGGGCCGCAGGTATCGCAGCGTTCTTCGCTGTGCTCCACTTTCTACCCTAGCCCTCCCATACCAGCCGGGAGGGTCCCCAAGACCATGGTGCAACGCCATGGCCTCGTCTACCTGCAATAGGTAGGCTCGAGCGTGCCCTTTCGATTGTTCGGCCATCCACCGTAACCGGATACTCTCTCTCGCTCCCGAGAGGGCACCCTCAAGCCAATTTTCCAGCAACGTGAAAATGGTCTTTTCCCAAAGGGCCAAAGAATTTTTACGGGGGCCTACTTTCGTAGCCCTAAATTTCTGGATTTTCCCCTACGGCCTCACGCTCTGCCCTCAGGGGTACCGTGGGGTTATCCTTCCAGTTCTCAGCCCGCCTCGGGCACACCCCCTCAGATCACCGGAATT